TTCTTGCGTTTCCTGTATCGTTTTTTCATCATACATATAAATAAAAGCAGTGATGATAAAACGGTAATGTGCCCAATGGGAAGCTATTTCAGCAGGTTCAAAGGTTGACCCTTCGTAGTAAATCCCCACTGTTACGTTCTGGTCTATAAAACGGGGCATAAAATCCAGTGCTTGGTCTACCCCATCAACTGCTTCGGTAATTATTTTTAATTGGTCTTTTATGTTTGATACACTACTCATATTTTTTAAGGTAATTTGTTAAATGCTTTGTCATAAATATCAATAATTTTTACTTTATCTTTGCTCAATGTAGGGAAGAAAAATGGCTGTTTTCTGGTTCTAACATATTTTAGAAATACCTCTTTACCCTTATCTGTAAAATGTAAAAACATCCTTTTGGGAGTTCTTACCGGCTCTGCAAAATGCCCCAATTCAATAGCCCTCACATAAATTAAATTTGAAAATACTTTTTTCTCGCTTAAATCTATGTCTATTGACTTTGAAAGTTTACCGCTCTTTTTAGGGGCTGCACTTGATATATCCTTTTTAAGGAGTTCTAAAGCTTCCCTATCTGCTTCCTTCATAATGGAATCTATTCTGGATGAAGGATTTGCCAGAAAATTTTTTAACCTCTGCGGAACTTGCACCGATATTGAAGTTTGCATTAATATCGCCTGCACCTGTAATAATCTAAATCCTGCTTTATATCCCACGGCATCATCTGGCTTTTTATATGGGCCAGACTGGATTCATCAAATTGCTGGGAAAAATCTACATTTTCCGCTTTAAATATCCGCATTACCCATTTTTTTAAACAATCTTTTAAAACATCTGGAACTACTGCTCTTGTAGCTCCCCATCCCGCAGAATAAGTTATATCAACATTATGCAGGTCGGTAGAGCTAAAAGTATCACTATCGAGCTTTATATACCCTTCTTCGTTATATACAAAAAAGTCATCATCTTCTGTTTGGCTTGTGCCATCAATAGTAAGAGAAGATACTGAAATTATTGGATAATGCTTAAGGAATAAGGTAGATTTTTCGTCCCCATCATATTCTTCGGTATATGTAGAATTTATTAAGGTAACCCCTAAATAATTTTCTATCCTGCCATTACAGGAATCCAGAAGTGAAATAATTAAATTATCTTTTCCTGTCTGACCAGCGGGAACTCCCAGATATGCTCTCATTTCTGATAATGTTACTATCGTTGAACTCGAAACATCTGACATATTTTACTCCTTATATATCCAACCAGCCCCACTTTTAAGGGCAGGGCTGGTTTATTATCCTCCATTTCAAACATCTCTACTTCTTGTCTATTAATAACAGCTTTTTCAGTTTGCTTTCGCATAATCACCCCTAAGCACTCGGACTTGACGATATACTTGCGCTTACAGAGCTTGAGGGTGAAGTTGAGCTCGATGGGCTTGAACTCGGGCTATATGAAGCTATAACAGGTATTAATACACCGTATTCTTCATAATCCGTGCCATTGCATCTTACTCTTTTAGAAGTCGATTCCTGAACCGTTACTCCAGTTTGCCCTGAAACTTTTATCGTTGCATCGTTAACATAATCATCATTTATCACTATAAAGTTGTAATTCTTCTCATTTGGCGCAATTATTGCATAAGTATTACTGCCAGCAGCTACTTTTAAATATCTATAAGTTTCTGCTTCATAATCCGTAAGAGTATAATTTGCAGATGTTAAGGTAATGTTTGATAACGTAAAGTCTATTGGAATTTTCATATTATCGTCCTTTCAAAAGAAAGGGGGCCAGTCAGACCAGCCCCTATTACCTTAAAATTAATCTGCATCTAAATCTGCACCACTATATCTTGTTTCTAAAACATAAACAGCGGAAACAATATTAGACCCGCTTGAAGAACCTGCATGTAGGGCTATGCAATCATAGCCACTATCCAGAATGTCGGGAGTAAATTCAAACACGACTATTTTATTTTTAATCCCAGCATCAGTTGTATAGTTAACTGCGGCAGTTCTTGATATGAGAGTATCAGAGGTAGCAGTATCAAGGTTAGACCAGATATTTACAACATTGGTTATTGCTGTATGTCCAGTTCCCGCTACCGCTGTTGCCTGCTCAATAGTAAGAGCAACCGTATTAGATGCCCCTTGAGTTATTTGAGCAATAATGTGAACTTTTACAACATTTTTAAGACTTACATATATACCAGTAAGTCCAGCTGCATCAGTTGCTGGCTCTAATGCTTCAACAACTTTTACTTTATCTATATTAATCATTTTTATCTCCTAAAATTTTTAAGTTTTACAAAAAGGGGTAGGACTGTTAAAGCCCTACCCCTTAATTATCTTTAATCTACTTTAGTTACTTGTTGACAATACAACAAACGGGCTAACAGAATTATTTCCTCCGTATGTAGTAAGTGCAGAACTCCATATTGGCTGTCCATCGCACCTATAAGTAAACCTTAATACCTGCTCATCATAAAGGAACTTTACATGAATTGATGATGCGGTTTGAAGTCCGCCTTTCTCAATCATCAAATACTGTGAAAGGTCTGCAAGCATGATATCTCCAGTAGTACCTACATCATCGGAGGTCTGCTCTATTGGTAAAACTGGTTTACCAAACAATGTTCCATAGGGCTTTCCTGAAATTCCACCAGCTGGCATATATACTGGAACATAATCAGTCAACGTCATACCGTATAATTCTGCCTCTGCAACCTGATTTATTAGCCACACAGCATTGTTTCTTGATGGTGCGTAAAATCTTTTCCACATACCAACAATATCCTCAAATTTGATATCATTTGCAGTAGTTCTACTAACCGCTATTTTACAACCAGAGTTCATTATCCCTAATGGCTGACCAACACCAGAACCATCAAAGATATATTTATCAAGCATAAATCCAAATTCTTCGGTAAATGCCTGTTTTACAACAGATTCAAGTGCTGCTGAATCCTGGGCAAGTTCATCTGTTAGATAGCAAAGACCCATAATTTTATTGAGCTTTAATTCCATCTGACGGAACTTTGGTTTTTTAGCTGTTACAGTATCTGCTTCAGCTACGGGATAAATCTGGACTCCACCCCACCTTGAACCAGTGGCTCTCGATGTTTCATCTATTGCATTAATCTTCAGACTATCAGCATTAGATGATATGGGTATCTTTCTTACTCTCTGATATAATGTAGAAGCATCATGTGCTAATTTTAAAAGCTCTGAAGAAAAATCGGTTTGAACCTGAAACCCACCATCAGCAGGCACTGCTTCGCTCATTCCAGATGCTCTGGATTCTATCAGTCTATCATCCATCTTCTGCGACCTGTCTTCTGCCTTTATTACGGCTGATAAGAATTCACCCAAAGAACCAAATCTTTTCTCATTATCAGATTTTTCGGGCTTATTTTTTACTGCTGCCCTTGTATCTTTTTCAATATCTTTTTCAATCTCTAATTGTTTTTCATCTGATTCTATAATGTTCTTTAGGGAATCTACTTCTTTCATAATATTGTCGTATTTTTCCTGTTCCTCTTTATTAAGGCCTCTTTTTTCCTGTTTTGCCTTATCTATTATTGTCCTCGCTTCTTTTATAAGCTCGGCTCTTTTTTGCTTTAACTCTTTCATTGTTAAATCTCCTTTTTAAGTATAGTTAACTGTTTTTCCATAAGAGATATTTCATCTTCCCATCCCTTATTTCTTTCTTCTTCTTCCTTGGAAATATCCTCAAGGAGCTCTTCCAAGTGATTGATATATACCTGTTTAGCTGAACGCAACTGTGCATGGGTTTGTGGATATGCCGGGAAAGTTACGGGTGATATATCCAGAAGCTCTTTAGCACTTACAAGCGTTCTTACAACATTTTTCAAATCCGATGTATCCCATTCATCCTGCTCAGTTATCCACTGAAAAGACATCTGGTCCACATCTCCACGACTAATTAAATTTAATAAATCTTTAGCATAGGATGTGTCAGGCGGGGATATTTCAACCTTTAGGCCTTTAGAATTTTCCTCTAATTTTAAAGTTCCGCTTTTTGTGCGACCCAAAACTTTATCCTCATTGTGATTAAATAAAGCCCTGACATCATCCCCCAAAACTTTCGTAAAGAAACCCGGCTGTATTTTTTCCCTAAATCCCCCCAAATCCTCGGATAATTTATTATAAACTGCGGCATATCCGATAATTTTTGGTGATTCATTACCCTCAGCCCTTACCTCACTTATCTCAAATGGGTAAGAACGGGCTTCCATAAATGGCTTTTTCTTTTTTGAAGATTTAGGATCTTTGCTTTTATCTTCTAATTGTTTATTACATATCGCATAACGCTGGTCTTTATCAGGATATTCCCTATTCATTAAGTCATCCCCCATACAGCGTTTTAAAAAATCATCTTTACTTTCATTATCTTTTGGCTTTGGTAATGGCATTTTTATTCCTCCATAAAAAAAGACCCCTTAGGGTCTTAATAAAAATTTAAAATTGTTTAAACTACACCGCTACTATCTGGCAAACGCATCCATTGTGAAGTGGCGGATGCATTATATTACTTGAAAATGATAGGGGCTCTCTACCCTCTGCCTCCATAACGCCATCTTTGCTTACAAAGGATTGTCCCGTCCCCATTACATGACCACTCAGGGAAGTACAAAAAGGGCAAGATTTTGAACCAGTATTTATCCACATAACACTTCCTACCCCTGCAGCCCCGTAAGCAAACAAGGAAACAGCCCCCGCAACTTTTATAGTTTCCTTTTGAGATACAGTTTCGGGTCTTGTTTTCTCAAATTCATCAAACTTTAATTCTATTGCCCTATATATATCCCCTTCTTCCTCAATTGCCTTATTAACAGTATTTGTTAATCTATTTTTTGATGTCGCTATATATCTTTTGTTAAAAGCTTCCGAATATTCATCCATAAATTTTTCTAACTCTTTTTTATCAATCTCGTGCCCTATCTCATCGTAAACCGCCTCTGAGATAACTTTACCAAATGTCATTATTGACGGTTTAATCCGTTTGCTTATCTCACTATATTTATCTTTGTAAAATTGCTCTAAAAATTCAATAAAATTAAGGGCTTTTATATTTCTTTTTTTAAATATCGAAGTAGCGGCTTTTAAGATATTATCTTTTTCAAATTTTATTATCCTTAAAGTAGACTCCTCAAACATCCCCTTATAACTCTGGGATAATCTTTTCTTTAAAATGGCACTCCTATATTCTTTTTTAGGTAAAGACCTTGCACTTGCCTGATTGTTAATGTCCCGCAATGTTTCCTGTGGTTTTGTTATATCAATCATGTTTAAAGGCATAAATTTAATATCATCTTCGGGACCCGTAGGATTAATATTTTCAAGCTCGTATATCATCCTGTTATTGAGCCATCCCCATTGTTTGCCTATCGCATACGCTTCATACCTCGTCTTTAAGTCACCCCGAAGTAGCCCCTCTAAAAGATGCTCTATAAAATATAGTTTCCTTTCCTTCTCTGTTAAAAGCTGAATAGATAAACTCTGCTCTATTCTTACGGCCCACGGCCTTAAGGTATATATAACGTGCTCTAAACTTAGGTGTTCGATGTTATTGAAAGTTGCCCTATCTAAATCCTTGATAAGATGAGGCGATACATTAAATATCATTGCTATTTCATTTTTTTGGAACTTGCGGGATTCAATAAACTGGGCATCATTTGGGGGAATTGAATTTGGGTTAAATTTAGCCCCTTCTTCCAAAATCATAAGTCTGTGGGCGTTGGATAATCCTTCAAATTTTTCCTTAAGCGATGCTTTTAAGTTTGCGTATGCTTTATCCCCTAAAACTCTCGGATGTTCGATAAATCCGCCAAACTGTGAACCCTGTCCAAAATACCTGCCCCCAAATTCCTCTAAAGCAAGACCCAGACCTATTGCCTCCCGTGCGCACGATATAAGGGATTTTCCTACAAGGCCATCAAAAGACATCCCTGGAATATGCAAGACAGACTCTTTCGGCATAATGATTTCTCTCTCATCCGGCAACCTATACTTATAAACTAGTATTCCATTTTCTCTCTCAACCGTCATCCTCCACGGAAGAAGCGGCCATAACGCGGTAACTTCGCCTTTCCCATTTTCAACTATTTCAGCATAAAAATTCCCATAAAAAAGCAGGTGTAAAGTCATCATTTCCCTAAATGCGAAAGAGGTCATATCACCATTTGGTCTAATATGCAAAATATCATATAAGTAATGGTCGGTTGCGCGTTCCCTACCATTTTTTACCCTCTTATAGGTTATAAGCGGAACTCCTGCAATTCCTTCTGAAATAACCCTTGAACAGGCCAGGACTGCTGAATATTTTAACGCTTTATCGGGGGTTACAGATATTCCAGTAAAGGATTGCGATGAAGAATCCCTACCCCTTAGCCAATCTTGTATCCAAGACTGATTTTCGAAACTTCTTTTTTCAAAGAGCTCTTTAATTATCCCCATTATCGGACTCCCACATATATAAGACCCAAACCAAGGGCTATATAAGCCGCTGGTGGGTAAATTAAATAAATACCATAAAATAAAAGACCTATCCCAATTATTGCAAGTAGGTCTTTAAGTGGTTCTTTGATTGAAACCCTAAATTTGATTTTCTTAAATTTTATCACAATAGGATAGCCCCCCTATCCTCATAAACCGACTTTACGTTTTGATTTACCATTGCGCTAGAGATTGCCATTATTAAAGCCACAATTCCATCAATTTTTTCAATTGATTTCTCTTTATCGGGTTTAAGATTCCCTTGCGCATCTTGCTTTATCATTACGTTATCAAACATCCATCTAAGAACTGGATTCCCCCCATGATGTATCTTTTTCTGTAGTATCAAGGTTTCAAGTTGTTTTGTCGGAGCAGACATTGAAGCAACTCCCTGATGGACATCCACTATAGTCATCCCCTTATCTGTAAGGCGCTGGGTAAGCATTGTAGCGTTCCACGGGTCAACTGCTATTTCCGCTATTTCGTATTCTCTTGCATAATTATCTATTGTATCTTCAATAAACTTATAATCTATAACATTACCGGGGGTAACTTTTATAAATCCCTGACTTGCCCAAACATCATAGGGAACTCTATCTTTTTTTATACGTTTTTCCATATTATCGGATGGCATAAAGAAAACCGGTAAAACCTTAAAAAAACCATCTACGGGAAATAAGAGTAAAAAAGCCGCTAAGTCTGTTGTGCTTGATAAGTCAAGACCGGCATAACAAACTTTTCCCTTTAATTCTTCTAGTTCAACGCTGCCATCGGATTCATCCCATTTTTCTATTTCCATCCATCTTGTTTCCTGTGACGTCCATATATCTAAATATAGATTTTTAAAAGCATTTTGCTGGGCTATAACTTGTTTGGCTTTGTTAAAAAGGGTTTTTAATTCATCAATACTCCTAAATTCCCCTAAAGCCGGATTCGCTTTATACCAGACTTTCTCATCTGTCCAGTCATCATCCTTACTAGCCCCGTATATTACGCCATAAAATGTCGGGTCTTTAATTACTCCGCTTAATACCTTCTCGGCATAATCGTGTTGTTCCCAGCATATTGAATTACGGTCATATCCTGCAGTTGTTATCGCAACTATCAGGGGTTGCTCTCTAGTTCCCCCGGAAGTGGAAAGAACGTCCCAAAGGTCACGGTTCGGCTGGACATGGAGCTCATCAAAAATAACTCCACTTGCGTTAAAACCATGTTTTGTTTTTGACTCTGCCGATATTACCCTATAAAAACTATCTGTTTCGTGGACAACTATTCTTTTTTGCGAATCTACTATTTTTGCCCTTCTACTCAATGCAGGGGATTGTCTAACCATCGGGGTTGCTGCCTTGTAAACATTAGCCGCCTGTTCATGGTCCCCAGCTGCGGAATAAATCTCTGCTCCGGGTTCTTCATCTGCAAATAAAAGATATAGGGCTATAGCTGCCCCTAATTCTGTTTTTCCATTCTTACGGGGTATCTCAATATATACTGTTCTGTATTGACGTTTTCCATCCTCATTAACGGTCCCAAAAATATCCCTAATTATTTTCTCTTGCCAACCCATTAGTTTAAGGGGCTGACCCGCCCACTTACCCTGATGTTGTTTTAGGGATTGTATAAAATTTACCGCCTTATCGGCGAGTTTTCCATCATACACATTTTACTCTTTACTACTCAAAATTTTCTCAATAGGGTCTTTTTCCTCATCATCGGAAACAGAAATCCTACTCCTACTAGATGGGGTTAAACCAAATTCCCCCATTAAACCCCTTATTTGTTTTAAACACTGATTTGCCATATTAATTTCTGGAATTGATTTATCCCCCTGCCTTACATTTGTTGTGATATAGTTTTTCTTTTCTTCTATCTTCTTCTGTAAATTTATATAACGACCCGCTTCTTGACAAAGACAGGCAAAAGCAAATTCATCTGTCTGCTTAAATACACCAAGTCTTTTTAGAACAGGGGCATATCTATTCCAAATTCTTCTTCCGTCTTCGTTTAGCCAATCGGGAAACTGTAGTGACGGGGGTTCAGGTTTTGGCTCGTTCTGATTAATTCTGTCTTTATTGGGTTCGCCCTCCAATATCTTAAGTGCTGTCGGTTTTGGTTTTCTTCCTACGTTATTCATTTTCAATTGGTTCTATAGTAATTTTTAAAGATTTATTTAAACACATCGTTTGCAGTTTCATTACTGCCATAATATCAGATTGGGGAATATCTATTTTTATCCTAGCTCCATTACCGATACCATCCATATTAATTGCACTTTGGATAGCGGGAAAATAACCAATGAACTCTATCTTTTCCATAATTTTTAACACTTTAACCTATTTTGTGAAATATAAATTAAGAC